TTGAATTGTTGCTGTAATTGGTGATTTGCCGTTTTTAAGTTTATAAATGCGGTCTTTCATTTCCCATTTTGGTTTTTTGGGCTCTTGCACTATCGGTGCTTTTACTGTGGTTACAGGCTTAGGCGCAACCTCAGTCGCTACTGCTGCTTTTTCTTTTTTTGCCATGATATAATAAAATAAAAAATTTAATAAAAGTAATACCTACCCCCGTCGATAAGACGAGGGTAAATACTACATAACTAATTATGCATTAAACAATACAAAGTTGTTTGCAGCTTGTACAACTAAACATCTTTCAGATAAATAGTGTACTTCCATTGCGTCAAGATCGCTTGTGGATGCTCCACCTACAGATCCAGTAACCCAAGACTTCATTCTTCGATCATCAGCTTCAGAAGCACGGTAACGTACGTGAAGGAATGGTCGGCGAATGTTCTTGCCCAATGATTGATCATATACAGATGAAGTACCTGCTGGCACTAACACACCTTTGATGTCATTGATAAATCCACGAGTTTGACCGTCATTCAAATATTTCCAGTCAGTTTTGTAGAAGTCATAAGAACCTCTGCGGAAACCAGAAAAGCCTAAATTCAATGCCATATCCTCGCTGTTTTCAAATACTCCATAAGAAGTACCTCCACTTCCGTAGGAGTTTTGAGAAGCTAGCCAGTCGTCAAGCTTTAGGTTTCGCTCACGGTTAAGGAAGAACATATTTTCTTCAATAGCCCCTTGAGCATCTAGTTTAGCAATAAGTTCACCTACATCAGCAGTAGTAGCAGCAACATCACTGTCAAACATAGTGGCAATGTGCCCACGTGTTTCAATAGCAGAAAAAAGACCTTCTGTACCAACTGCGTCTCCATTCGCACCAAGAACAGAATCTATTGTGTTAGCAGCGCCACCTTTTTCAGACTCTACTAGTGTCATTTCAAGATAATCTTCATAACGGGTACGAGTCTCACCTTCAGCTTTGATATACCATAGGTAACCAGACTGTCCAGCTTCACCAGACACTTCTACCCAGCCAATTTGAGCCGAATCAGAACCTGAGATTTCAAACTTGTCTTTAATGATAACAGGCTTATTTGAAAAAGTACTGAAAGTAGGAGAGATTGTATCACCTTGCATCCCACTTTGTCCTTTTGCAAACTCAGAACCAAATACAAAAAGTTTGATTTGATCAGCGTCAGCATAGTTAGTGTCTAGGTTAGCAGCATCGTAAGGAAGAACCGTTAAAGTAGTGCTTGACCCTACTGCTGAAACATACCCCTTAGTAGTTGTAGTTCCATCAGAAATAATAACCAACTGTCCTACGCGAATAGCGTGACCAGCGGCGATAGTAACCAAACCTGAAGCGGCAGTTGTGATAACACAAGTATTGTTAGATCCTGTTCCGTAAGAAAGGTGAAGTCTATTTTGCTCAGACCAAACGATTTGATCAGAAGCCATAGGCATTTCAGCACCTACCATACGTAGGAAAGAAGAGATAGAACGATTTCCATATCGCTCTACTTCTTGCTCATATAATTCAGGTAGATACTGTTGAGACCAGTCACTAGTACCATCTGTAAAGTTTAAGTAGTTGGAAGCTAGCGCCTTCTTTACCGGAAGGGCTTCGGTTCCTTGAAAATTAATTGACATTTTTAGTAGTTTTTAAGTTTAAGTTTTATTTTTGAAGTATCATCGCCAACTAATGCTCTTGCTTTGAAACCACTCGGATCATTACTTTTTGTATGAACCCCTCTCGGATCCATGTTAATGTTCTTTGCTTTTTTCATGTTACTTTTAGTTGCATCAGCTTTACCCTGCTCATAAAAGTGATTTGCAATTGCATCAGCATTCATAGCTGTAAATAAAGACTTGTGGTAACTTTTAGCGTCATTCATAGTATTATCCTCATTTAGAAACTTTCTAATGAAATTATTAATGTCGCTTTGTTCTGTTTTTACCTCGGCTGTATCTTTTACATTAAACCTATATCGCTTGTCTCCGACCTTGTATTCAAAACCTTTGAATTGGTCATTAAAAACTTGCTCGGTTTTTTGTAAAAATACACTCTTTTGTTTTTCAGCTTGCTTTGATGTTTCTTCGTTTTCTGCGTTATATCTATTAAAAAAATCAACGGCTTGTTGTTGATCTTGTGTTAATCTAGATCCACCTTTGATTTCTTCATAGTATTTGTTTTTTAGCCCCTCAAGCTGAGATTTGGCACCCGCCACCTCTTCCTTGAATGCTAACTTTTTCCTTTTAACGTCTCTTTCATCGTCAACATCTTCGTCAAATGTAAATTTATCTTCAATAAGAAAATCAATTTCTTCAGATGATAGATGTGGTTTTGATTGTTGATAGTATTCTCTAAGTAACGCAAGATCATCAGCACTAGAGTAATCTTTATTTAGCGCTACGTAATCCTCAAGTGTACCACCTGTTTCATTTATAAAATCAACAACTTTTTGAATATTTTCAGGAAGCTCTAGGCCTTGCTCCTCTTCTTTTTGAAATGCTTCTTCAACTTTTTCAGCAAGGTCTTCAACTTCTTTAATAGTTTCTTCTTGCTCTTCTTGCGCTGGAAGTTCTTCTAAAACTACTTCTTCAGTTTCTTCTTTTACCTCTTCTTGTCGTACTTCTTGCAGTTCCACTTCGGTTTTTTCCCCTGCTTCTTCAGCCGATTCGCTTCCGCGTGGCACGCTGCCCTCTGGCTCTTGTTCTTGAACGGCATTTTCTTGTTCTTGTTTTTGCTCACTAACAGGCGGCTGAGTTAAATCAACCTTGTGGACGCCATCTTCAAATGTAGCGCCTGCTTTTTCCTGCACCAGCTGTTCTTTTTCTTGTATTGATAGCTCTTCGCTATCTACAACTTTTGCTTCAATTTTTTCAGACATAATAAAATATTATAAGATTATACACTATACATTACTTGGGTTCAAAAGAACCTAAGTCAAAATCACCGCTAAGTATATCATTTCCTGCAGATTCAAATACTTTTGGTGGTAAATTATTTTTTCTTTGATTTATAAGCTCGCTCTGCTGCGATGCTTGTATTTTAGTTCGCTCGTCTTTACGATCTTCCTTTTCTTTAATTGCAGTCTTTGCAGTTTCAATTTCAATTCCCTTCAACTGCATGTTCATTTGGAATTCAAGCTGCATTAAATCTTTCTTAAGCTGCGCCTCATTAGCAAGTCTTTGCATTTCAAGTTGTGACTCTAACTGTGCGAGCTCAGCCTTTTGAGATGTTAAAGCCTGTTGCTTTTGAATTTCAGCTTGAGCAGCCACCTGCTGCGCTTGTGCGTTAGCCTGTGATTGCGCTTGAATATTTTGCTGCTGCATTCTTTGATCGTTTTCAAGCTTTTTCTTTCTACGCACTTTAAGCATTTGATTGGCCAGCTGCACGTTCTTAATTTCTCTTAAATCAATAGCGTCTTCTAAATCAATCATTCCGCCACTAAGAGCGGCTTGTATATTGTTTTCAAGCTTTTGCGCTTCTTCCTCATCCGGCATCAAATCAATAAATATACCAAAATCATGCAAATGCAATTCACTGAGTTCAGAAAGAGTTGCTACATTGTGAATACCGATAGACTGCACAAACGCTTCTTTAGCTGGTGAGTATTCAATTACATCAGCAATACGTAGCGATATCTTTTCAGCTGTTTCTGCCGTCAAAAACAATCCACTTTGCAATATGTGCCTTGTAGCTGTATTACTATTTGCAGCCGCAAGCTTTTGCACACCTACCAACGCTTTTGGATCAGGAGCTGTACCGTCTCTTGCTTCGTTAAGACCGGTAGCGTCTCTCATCATTTGTAGGTAATAGTTGTATGTACTTACAAGCGAAGCTATCTTATTACTACCACCATTTGAATTAATTTCTTGAATAGGTATTTTGCCTGGATTCATATCGCCGTCAGACGTAAAAGATCTACCAATTACAGATCCTGTTTGGAAAAACATGTTTAATGCCTCCTGCGGATTGTAATTCGTCCCGTTGCCTAAGTCTATTTCAGCAAGACCATCAGCATCTAAATAAACACCATCTGGTACTACCCTAGACATAACCTGCTGCAGCTTCAAGTGAGTAAGCTGTATCATATCAGCAAAAGTAGTTATACGGCTTACTAATGACTCAACACGTCCATTATACATTCTAGGCGCTACAATAGAATAATTCATTCTAACCTTTGTAGCATCACTTTTAGGACGTACCATGTTTTCGCAAAGACTCCACTTTAGCAATACATTCGCTCCAGGAATATAAGCACCTTCATAAAGAACCT